ACTATGGAATGGAACAGCAATTACTCGTGATGTAGCAGGTTCAGGATCACTCACAGGTGCTTGGAAGCATGTGGTTAGAACTTATGACGGCACCACTCTAAAGGGATACCTCAACAGTGCCAATGGTGGAGGCGGCGTCGCAATGACATTTGACAGTCCTGGTGATGATGGCGAGAGTGATTGGTATCTAGCATTTGGTGCCCAAGACCTTACAACATATTCAGGATCTACAGCAGGATTTTTGAGTGGTAGAGTTGGTATAATGAGAGTGTACGATCGTGCTCTAAGTGGAGCAGAAGTTACTTCAAATTACAACGATGCTAAGAGCATCTACGGGTTATAAATTTCATGACAGAATTAATCTTTACCCTTGTGGCAACACATATTACCATTGCCTGCGTAACCTTGTTTTTACACCGCAGTCAAGCACATAAATCAGTGAGTTTTCATCCTGTACTAAGTCATATGATGCGGTTTTGGCTCTGGCTTACCACGGGCATGGTCACTAAGCAGTGGGTAGCAGTACACCGCAAACATCACAGAGATACAGATGTTGAGGGCGACCCACACAGCCCTGTGATTGCTGGACTGCACACAGTACTGTTCAAAGGTGCATGGCTTTACCATCTTGCCAGCAAAAACTTTGCCATGGTTGAAGCATACGGTGTGGGCACACCCGACGATTGGATGGAACGCAATGTATATTCCAAACACAGTCGTATTGGTATTCTTTTGATGCTGGCCATAGATCTTGCTTTGTTTGGACCATGGGGACTAGCAGTGTGGGCAGTTCAGATGATTTGGATACCATTAACCGCGGCAGGCATAATCAACGGATTAGGACATTACTATGGCTATCGTAATTTTGATACCGATGATAGAAGCACCAATATCATACCGTGGGGAATAGTGATTGGTGGAGAAGAATTGCACAACAATCACCACAAGAGTCCAGCCAGTGCTAAACTAAGCGCACGAATGTTTGAGTTTGATATTGGTTGGTTGTATATCAAATTTTTTAGCCTAATAGGCTTGGCAACTGTACGATAATACTGTATAATAACTGAATGTTAGATACTATCCAGCAATCTGTTTTGCAGTTACTTCCTATACGTCGTAAAAGCACACAGTCTGGTTGGATATCCTTTAACGCAGTATGTTGTTCACACAACGGAGAAACACCAGATCGTAAAGGTAGGGGAGGGATCAAGACCAACGATGGCGCCGTATCTTATCATTGTTTTAACTGCGGCTACACTGCTAGTTTTGTTCCGGGTAGACATCTAAGTTTCAAGTTCAGGAAACTGTTAGCCTGGTTAGGTGCAGATGATCTTACAATAAGGCATTTGGTAATTGATGCTGTAAGACTTAAGGAATTGGTAGCACCAGAACAACTTGAAGAAACTCCACAAGAAGAAATCAAGTTTGACCAGAGAGAACTACCCGACGGGTCAACGAGTCTAACATCGTGGATGACCCGGATGATTCAAGATGACCATTGCTTGATTCCCTCCCAACTCACACGTGGGGTTGAGTACTTGGCTAGCAGGAGCATAGACACAGCTCGATATGAGTTTTACTTTACAGACAGCAAAAGTTACAACTATCATCGTAGAATTATAATACCATATTACTACGAAGGCAAAATGGTAGGCAGTAGTGCAAGAGCATTGGATGATAGCGTAAAACCCAAGTACTGGAGTAACCATCCAGCAGACTATGTGTTTAACTTGGACAAGCAACACAAAGATTCCAAGTTTGTTATTGTGGTAGAAGGACCTTTTGATGCTATGGCTGTAGATGGAGTAAGTATACAAGGCAGTGAGATAAGTGATACACAAGCAGAACTGATAGACAGACTACAGCGTGAAGTGATAGTTGTTCCGGACACAGATAGTGCAGGGCGCAAACTGGTAGACCGTGCTATAGAACTTGGATGGACAGTGAGTTATCCTGTATGGCAAGAAACTTGCAAAGACCTAAACGAAGCAGTGGTTAAATACGGTAAGTTGTTTGTATTGAAAAGCATATTGACGGCAAGAGAAACCAGTCGTTTGAAGATTGAATTGAAGAAGAAGAAACTATATAACTAATGGATCCAAAAAAGAAATTTTATTTGTTTAAACAATCAACGAACTTTTGTGCAGTGCCGTGGAATCACATTAAAGTTGAAATGGACGGAAGGGTAGCAACTTGTTCGCAAGGTCAGCAGGAACTTGGACATCTTCAGGATAGTTCTTTAGAGGAAATTACCAACAGTATAAGTTTTCAGCGCATAAGAGATAGTCTATACAAAGATCAGAGTTCACCAAATTGTAAAACATGTGCGGCGTACGAAGACACAGGAGAACCAGAATACAAGTTCTTACGTGATTTATATAATCCCATGTTCAAGCATGCCGACATAGACTATTCAGATAAAAGATTATTCAAACTTAGTGCAATTGACTTACACTGGAGTAGTACTTGTAATTTAAAATGTATCACTTGCTGGGCTAACCAAAGTAGTTCTATTGCACATGAAGAAGGTAAGAAAGTTTTACATACACCAGACGACAAAGCAGATCGAATTATTGATTTAATAGTTAGTAGACAACATCAGATGAAAGAGATATATATTAGTGGTGGAGAACCTACCTTAATTAAACATAATTTAAGGCTACTAAAGAGATTAGATAAATCTATTAATTGTAGAATTAGAGTTAACACAAACATGATGTTTGAACAAAAAAATCCTGTTGTTGAAGAATTAAAAAAATTTAAAAATGTTCTTGTAACTATTAGTGCTGATGCAACTGGTGATAGATTTGAATATATTCGAAGAGATGCTAGTTGGCCTAAGTTACTTAGAAATTTAGACTACCTTAAACATCACGCAAATTTTAAAATTAGGTTAAACAGCGTATTCTTCGTTGCTAGTGCATTAAACTTAACTGATACTCAGCAGTTTTTCCATGATACATACGGCATTAACGATCTCACTATAAATCAAGTTCAAATGAACAAAACTGCTATACAATGTCGAAATTTACTTCCAGCAGTTAAAAACCAATGTATTGAAAAAATAATAAAACACAAATCCAAGTTTAAAGATAACAAAAATTTAGTAGGCCAACTTGATACCTGTTTAACAGAGCTACAAAAAGACAAGGAAGAAGATTATGCGCCATTCTTTGAGTCATTCAGAAACAAAGTTGATACTGAATGGCGGGAGATTTTTACAGAGTTATGAATGTTCTACTATTAGGTTGCGGTTCAAAATGGGGAAGGCAACTGCTAGACAGTTTAGCATCTAATCACACAGTACATAGTATTAGCAGCCAAGATATTCATAATGTAAATAATTTAAAGATTGATTGGTCGTCGCTTGGCCCAGCAACGGTTGAGAAGTTTTTAAAAAGTCTACCAGATATTGATCTTGTGTTTTTTAATCAAAATGGATCAGCATTGAGCGGACAAAATTTTGACCATATGAAAACTATTGACCATTGGAAACTGGAAAAACATTGGAGTCAGCAATACTATAACAGTGTTATTTTTCCTTTTCATGTTGTACAAAGCATAAATTTAAACAAGGACAGCATAGTAGCATGGATGCTATCGTCGTACGTGTATCAGCACACAAATATTAATCATGCAGATTATGTTGGTAACAAGTATCAAAATTTTGTTATAATGAAAAATTTTAGTAAGACAGGAAAGTCCTGTTTTTGTGGTGTAAATCCAATGGATATTGATAATCCGAATGTTACAGTAGATAAATTTATAACAAATTTATTTGGACATAAAAAAGAAGAACTAAATGGAAATGTAATTTATTTCAATGGTGAAATAGATATTAATTTCCATAATTTTAGTGTATAATTAACTATATGAAAGAATATTCAGCAGAAATACAAAAACTGTTTTTAGAAATGATGATGCAGGACGCAGAAACATTTGTGCGTGTGCAGAACATTTTCAACGAAGAGAACTTTGATCGAAGTTTGCGTGAAGCGGCCAAGTTTATAAGGGAGCATAGCAGTGATTATAAAACTATGCCCACAAAAGAACAGATACTGGCCCAAACAGGAGTTGAGCTTAAAGAAGTGCCCGACGTTGGTGAAGGACACTATGATTGGTTCATGGCAGAGTTTGAAGGCTTTAGTCGTAGACAAGAACTTGAACGTGCTATCCTCAAAGCGGCAGACATGATTGAGAATGGTGAATATGATCCTGTTGAAAAACTAATAAAGGACGCAGTGCAGATTAGTCTCACCAAGGACATGGGTACTGACTACTTTGAAGATCCTAGAGCAAGGCTCATGAAGATCAAGGATAACAACGGACAGGTCAGCACAGGTTGGCCCACTATGGACAAGCGACTGTTTGGTGGTATGAACAGAGGCGAACTGAACATTTTTGCAGGTGGTAGTGGTAGTGGTAAGAGTTTGTTCATGCAGAACATTGCTATCAACTGGATAAGTCAAGGACTTAACGGCGTGTTCTTAACACTGGAACTTAGTGAAGAATTGTGTGCCATGCGTATGGATGCAATGGTTGCTAATGTTGCAACCAAAGAAATATTCAAGGACATGGACACACTTGAAATGAAGATACGTATGGTGGGCAAGAAGTCGGGTAACTTGCGCATCAAGTACATGCCAGCACAGAGCAACGTTAATCAGATCCGAGCATACTTGAAAGAACTGGAAGTACAGACAGGAAAAAAAGCAGACTTTATCATGGTGGATTACTTGGACTTGGTTATGCCAGTTAGTGCTAAAGTAAGCCCAAGTGATTTGTTTGTTAAGGACAAGTATGTGAGTGAAGAACTGCGTAACTTGGCACGTGAGTTTGAGATATTGATGATTACAGCATCGCAGTTAAATCGTAGTGCAGTTGAAGAAATTGAGTTTGACCACAGCCATATATCGGGTGGTATTAGTAAGATCAACACAGCAGATAATGTGTTTGGAATCTTTACAAGTAGAGCAATGCGTGAACGTGGACGTTATCAGATACAGTTGATGAAAACTAGAAGCAGTAGTGGTGTTGGGCAAAAAGTTGACTTGGAGTTTAACTTGGAGAGTCTGCGCATTACAGACCCAGGTGAAGAAGGACAAAGTGAAAGTGGTGGCTTTGGTGGACAAAAGCCAGGTGCTATTATGGATCAAATAAAAAGCACCAGCAGTGTTACGCCAATTGCACAGCCACAAGAGTCTGCTAAAGTAAATGCTGGAGTAGACAGCACCAAACTAAAAATGATGTTAGCTGGAATCAAGGCCGGTAAATAAAATTATGAGTCAAGAAGAAATAAAGTT